ATTAGCAATTATTATTATTGTTCTTATAGTTGGTTGGGCTGCATAAATGTTAGGTGGATTGCCAGTAGAAATGATTACTATGCTAGGAAGTTCAGTTCTTGGTGGAGTAATGTCTATATGGTCACAATCTATTAAAGCAAAACAAGATCAACAAAAAATGTTATTGGCTAGAGCTGATGCTCAGATGTCATACATTGATAAAGCTAGATCTTATGAGAATAAAGGCTTTCAGTTTACAAGAAGGATCATTGCATTAACAGCTGTGTTCTTTATTATTGCTTGGCCAAAGTTAGCACCTGTATTTTTTGATACTACGGTTGTTTTAACTTGGACAGAATTTACTAATGGGTTTTTATTTTTAATTGAAAAGAAAGAGATCGTGATGGATAAAACATTTAATGGTTTAATTATTACTCCATTAGATACACATTTGATGTCAGCGATCATTGGACTGTATTTTGGTGGAAGTTTAGTTAAAAAGTAGCTCATATTTGAGCATACAAAGCCTAATTATATAGTCTAGGTTAAATTATACACAAGAGTTTCATCTTCCTCCCATTGATGAAAAAAAGGGGGTTTATGTGCGTCTAGTCACATTACCCCCTAATTTTAATGATCACAATGTAATTGTATAGGATAAATTACTAAAACCTATGGCATTACATCAAACAGGAAACGAAAGGAGAAACCTATTCATGTCTAATCATTAAATCTTTTATTATAACATTTGATACAATACCAATCACAACTATCAGCTCTGTTCTGATTAGTAGGTATGTATGCTATTAGATTGTCTTGTAGATATTCTTTACTACAATCAGCACATTCATAAAAATTAGAATGGGATATCTTCTGCTGGATCTTCTGTTCTAGCGTTTGTTTGCGATTGAACTTTAGAACTTGAGCCATCTTTGCCCCCAATCATTTTTAGAATACCTTTGAATCTAGGTATAATAATTTCTGTGGTGTATTTAGTTTCACCATTAAGATCATATTGTCTAGTTTCTATTTGACCTTCAATGTATAAAGTAGTTCCTTTCTTTACATATGTTTCAATAGTCTTAGCAATGTTAGGATCCCAACATACAACTTTATGCCATTGTGTTTTTTCTTGCCACTCACCAGATTTATTTTTAAATCTTTCTGAAGTAGCTAGAGAGAAACCAGCAAACTTTTCTTCTCTGGTAGAAATTTTTACTTCTGGATCGCTACCAACACGACCTAGTAATATTACTTTATTAATCATTTAGACCTCCAATTAAAGTATCTACTGAGTTCTTAATTCTAAGTAACTCATAGTGTATATCTGCTTTACTCATTGTAGCAGATAAATCTGTTTTATCTTGTGTTTGTTCACTACTATCTACGTTTTGTATAAACGCATTTATAAAATGAAACAAATCCATTTCACCAACTGGTTTATATTCTTTTTTAGTTTTAGAATAATATTCAGCTTGTAATGGTGGGTGTAAATTTAATGGTAACTTATGTCCTTGTAACACCAGGCTATGTAATAATTCATTTACTTTCATATTTATCCTTTCTTATGTGTGTAGGCATGGAGAACATTGCCCAACAGCTAACCTACACACCGTACCCCTAGCTGTGGGCGACTATACTGTCTTAGTAACTTTACTTGGATCTACTTTTCCTGAGTATTTTTCTTCTAAATTTTTCACATATTTAGAATCATCAAACTTACCCATGAATATATCAGAGCAAAGTCCTAAGTGACTGAACGCTTTTGTTAATGCATCAGTCATTGCTTTCTTTGGTGCTTCGTCATCTAATGCACCAGTTTTTCTATACATTTTAAGTGGTGAACAAATAGGCCCATAGAAATCCCAAAAGCCTTCTTTGTTTTTATTTGTTGCAACAGATACTTCTGCAGCTACAACAGCAGTTTGATTAGTGTCCATACCATGATAGCTGTAATCAACTCGGTATGTCCAGCCAGTACCTACTGGGCCAAACTGTTCTGTTATTTTCATAATCTGCCATTGTGGATCAATAGTAGTTATGTCACCAAAACCTTTATTGATGCGTTTAGTAAATCTAGGATCAGTTTCTTTTAAACTATCCCATACATTTCTTTTATCTGTCGTCATTGTACCTCCATACTTTTGTTGTGCTACCAAAACTATTTATTCTTCTGTCACCAGAATCAATTATATATTGTAATAATTTAAGTTCGGTAAATCTTGGTCTAATAGATAATATACTTTCAGATAATATTTCTGCTACTTCTTCAGGTGTAGCTCCATAGTTACCTTGTCGTTTTACTATCTTTAAACATTCTGTACGCAGATTAGTTGATCTAGAATCAATTTTTTCTGCTGCCTCTTTGCTAGTTGAGTTTTCCTTGTAACCAGCTGTCAGAGGATATTTCTTCTCCAAAGTGTAACGCGATGTCATGTTCATTTTTAATTTTCCCCATTAGATCAAAGTCAACATATTCTGGTGGTGTAATATCATTCATTACATGAAACCAAAATAGGTGACACGCTATTTCTAGTTTTTGTTGAAAAGGCTTATCCCTTTCTATTGTGTATACTTTATAGTTATGATTACCATAAAGCACAGATAACACAGCTTTAGAAAAACCTGTGACCATCATATAATGCTGCACTTGGGCATAATATCTTTCTATTAATTTATCTTCTTTAGTAAACGGATTTGTATGTTTAGCTTCAAAGACTTTGCCTTTTGCAACACCATCTAGACTACCATAAATATATTCATATTCAGGGTGTGTCCAAACACTATTTATATTAACAACCCTTTCTCCAGTAACTTCTTGATACCAGCGTCTGTTGAACTCTTCGGTAAATATTCCAAGTTGAACTGGCAGTACACCTGAAAGATCTTCTCTTTCGATCTTTCCAATTTTCTCAAGCCAAAGGTCTTTCCATTCACCATTTGTAATACGCACTGCATCAGTACCTCCAATGCCTGTTGGTCGTTTGGGTTGTTCAAGTTTTCCATTTCCTTTTCCCATCTAGTCAGAGCTCCTCTCTCTAATTTGTTGTCGTCTGTATACATTTCGTTGATCTCTTGCCAAATCCCTGTCTGACTTCCCATGATTATACCTCCTCCATATATAGTTTTCTATTGGTTTTACTTTACGATTGTCAGCAACACGCTGGCTCGTATAATGTTTGGCAAAGTATCTATACATATCTGATTCTAGATATTGTATAGCTAATACCATAACAAAGTTTTGAATAGATCTTTTACGATCTATGTGGTCTGAGTGTTTTAAGGGTAGTTTTATTTTCAACTTCTTGAACTGCCCTTCTAATGCTTTCAGCAAACTGATTCCCATATTCACCTTCTAATATATTTGTTAAATACCAAATTGCTTTTAGTACATCTTGTTCTTTATTTTTGTTTCGGTGTCTGCGAATATATTTTACAGCATTACCTTCACACCAATTTAACTTCCATGCATTAATTAATTCAGTTAGTTCTGGTTTGTTATTACTATAATAACTTGGACTTGTTTTATTCATATTTTATATATTACCTCATCATCTGTTAGTTCTCTTGTTGTTACATTATGTTCTTTTAATATTTTATTTATATCTTCTACTTTAAGATCTTTATCATAAGAATAAACTACAAAAGATTTTTCATAAACTTTTGGATAATCTTTTTCATCTATCATTTCTTCCCCCATTCATTAAGATGGCAATTACCACAATACCAATATGTGCCATTGCCATATACTAAATCAACACCTTTGCATTTACAGCCTTTAGGTTGATTTTGTTCTTTATATATAATTTTAGATTGTGGTGTTAATGTGTCGAAGTATGTACCGACTAAGATTCTATTTTTTGTTGATCTTTTTTTTCTTTTAATATTATTGTACATTCAAGTGCATTGGCCCAACAACAAAACAGAAATCCACTTGGTTTTCTAATACCTACTTCCCATTTTGATACTAAACCTCTAGCACAACCAATCATATCATCAAGCTTTGATTGCGATAATCCTAGTTTTTTTCTTTGTTCTACAAACTGAGGTATTACACTATCAAAGAATATTCCTAATTGTTTATTAGACATAGGTTTTAATATCTGAATGTAGTTTGGTTTGTCAAGAAAAGCGCTGGGGAATACGTTAAGCTCTAACGCTTATTATGTATTCCCCTAATTCCTAATGATATACTTAGTAAGCTAGGCTATATCTACCTCGTTATCAGCTAAATAACCACTGTATTAGGAATGTCCATTGGGGGAGTAGGATAGTACCAGCTAAAGCTACTAACTATCATTATGACTACTCCCTAATTCTACTATATACTTTCTTTAGAAATCAAATCCACTTAGGCAGTATAATACCTATGAGTAGCAACACT